CAGTAGTCAGCAATGTTTTCAGGGCGTCTGCTTTTGCCTGGTGAACTTCGTCAACAATAACACATACAACACCTTCTAGAAAATCTTGAATACTAACTTCTGCTTCACCTGATTTAGTATTCTTCAACATCACATTCAAACTCTGCCATGTACAAATTGTATGAGTCTTGCCAATCTCTTTACGTCCACCATAGTATACACCTACATCAAGCCCAAGATTGATGTAATCTTTCTCAGTCTGTGTTACTAAACTGGTGTTAGGGACAATGATAATACTACGTCCATATGGCTCAATATTGTAACTAAGTGCCGCAGTCATAATTGTCTTACCGGCGCCTGTCGCAATCTCTTGTAGACACGCTGGGTTACTTAAAAAGTTATTGATTAGTTCAATTTGATAATCACGCAATACGATAGGTGTACCAGCGACTGGATGACCAACGGGCCAAGTCTTGTGCTTGAATGTGTCTTCGGTACAAGGAGAGAACTCAAAGTTAGTGCGATACTCTCTGGTATCATCCAACTCAATGTCATATCCAATACGATCAAGTACAGGGATAATTTCTTCTAAGAGATTTACGAAAGTACTTCCCCCAAGGCTAAAATAACTCATCTTACCGTTCCATCTACCTAGACGGACCGCAGGCAAGAATCGTGCCCCGGGAATTTCATATTCAAATAATTTCATAAGTGCCTTGCGTTCACTTAATTCTAATCCTGAAATCTTACAATTGACTTCATCAGATATATGTATCGTACATTTCTTCATTATTACCTTATTGTTATAGGACGTGAGTCCACTAATTTAATTACTTTAGCCACTTTGTATGGCTCGTATGACAAATCGGACACTGCCCTAAATCTCAGTATAACTGGAAAGAAGTATGATCCAACAGCAGTCTTTGGGTCTCCGACTTCATGACACGCTATATCTACGCTATGTAGCAACTTACGCAATGCTGCTTTACCTGTTGTCAATATGGGGCCGCCGGAGAAATAAACACAATCACATTTTAATTGTTGTAGCCATGGAACAATGTCTTGTACTTCACTTAGTTCAACTACTGGGCTATAGAGTGAGGCGAAAGATGCTATGACATCAGTACATCTTTCCAACGCAGATTTATCTATGGTGATACCGTACCGTACTAGCTCAGACAGTGTTATCGGATCAACTGCTAACTCAATATGTGATAACGCATTATACAATGCTTCGTTGATTGCCGCAATAAACAATAGCCCATTTGAATACACCAGCGTGGGTGTCCAGTATTTAACATCTTCAAATTCGCATAG